ATTCTAAAATATGTTTTATCTAAATCGTGTATCTTTGGCTCTGGATAACGTGTGATTTGTTGTGTTAAATAACCAACATCAACATACCACCATTCTTCTTTCTTTTCTGTGACTTCAGCAATTAGTTTTGTATTACTACCACCTAGACCCCAAAAAAAGTGAATAGGTTTATCTTCATCTTTCCAACCTTTTTCTATATGTGGCCAGATTTGATGAGATAAACATTTATCCCAAGCCATTTTATGAGTTATAATCATAATTCTATTTTAACCATATTAGTATAAACATTAAACCATTCATCAGCATAATCACTATCTTCATAGCCTTTAAAATAAGGTCCACCTAAAGTAAAATGTACATTATTTGCCATTACATTATATTCATATTCTGAAACTAACCAGTTCCAAGTTAATGGTAAACTGCCAATTAATTCTTCACTCTCTAACCATCTATATTGATGTAATTCTAATCCTGTGGCCGTATTTACAAATTCAGGTGTCAATGCTTTACACTTGGCATTGTTCATCATCATCATACTAGACCAATTCTTTTTAGGGAAAGGTTCATTCTTAGCACCTCTAAACTTAGCATTTTGATTTGGTTCATAATCGTGTTTACAAACCATAACGGCATACTTGTCATCCCTCATATCCCATAAAGTTTTAATATCAGTTCTCAATAACATATCACAATCCATAAAGATTGACCAACCCTCGTAGTTTGACAAATAAGGCACTAAAAACCTACTAAAGGCAAATTCAGTTGATTGATTAGGTTGTTTTTCTCTTGTAAATATATTTTTTGTAGTTGATAAATCTAGTGGTGTTATAGCAACTGGCTCACTAGACTTTTGCCTAATACTTTCTGATAGTACGTGATAAGCAATCTTTTCTCCTTCATCATAACCAATAAAAATGTTTATCATATTCTTGCCTCTGGACTACGACCTTTTAACTTCCTAGGTCCTTTTGTGTGGTCGTAAATTTCACCCAAAATAGACCTTGCCTGAACGTGTCCAGGCCTTCCATCACCTAAATTATTATTTTTTGTACCTTTACTTTCAAACTCTTTTCTAACATAGTCCCATATAAAACTATCGTGTTGTTCTTTTAAATTATATATGTCATCAGTATCGTATAAAGATTTCATTCTTTTGGCATAGGCCTTTGTTTGTTTATGTTTCATATTCCAATATAAGAAACCACATTCAGAATAATCTGTACCTCTACCAAGGTAGGCCATCATACAATCTTCTTTATGAATATGTTTTTGAATCCAATTTACATCTATTGGTTTATAAAAAATACTATCAGCGTCAATACCAATAATACCATCATAGTCTTCATTGTTAATTAAATAATCTGTATATGAATAAACTTTATAACAAAAACGGACACCATCAGTAACAAAGTCATTACTCTTTATACCGAATTGACTAATAGGTTGTCTATGTATGTTTCTATTAACAAACTCCTCACATTCTGGTACTTCATCATATATACTTCTAACAATAACATTACTGTTTGGTATATCTATCATATCTTCACTATACACAACTAAATCAAATGGCCAATTATAAGTTTCAAAAAACTTATGGCCATATGCCTTGTACAATTTTTTATTAAGTGTTGTTATTACGGCTATGTTCATTAGAAATAACTACGAGGTTTCAAATCATTGTGAATATAAATGTATTCGGAGTTGACCACATTATCTAAAGTATAATTTAAACTTGTTAAGTAATTATGAATTTCTTTTGATGATGTTTTAAATCTTTGTAAATGTTTATTTTTAATTTCTACAACAATCATTAATTTATGTTTTTTGAGAGTTTGTTCTGCTCCTTTTAAAACCTCGTATTCATATCCTTCAGTATCTATTTTTATAAAATCAATGTGTTTGTAATTAAAACTGTCTAGTTTTTTTACATCAACAACTGTTTTAGAATTTTCGTTTATGTGAGTATCACCAGTGCTTGTTGGATCAATATCCATATGTGTTTGATATTCTTTTGAACCTAAAGCAAAAGGTATTAATCTATAATTTTCTATATTTCTATCTTTAAGATTTTGTACTAAACATTTTCTAAATTCTTCAACTGGTTCAAATATTTCAACTACATCAAAATTATTACAAATATCAACTGCCCATAAACCAACGTGGCCTCCTATTTCTATAGCAAATCTACTTCTATCTTTAAATTTTTTATTTAAGAGAATAGCATAATCTCTTTGTTGTGTTTGATAATCAAAACCTCGATTGATAACTGATTGTTCTTCAATCTTTTCTTTTAGATGTATTTCATTATCGGGTAACCACCAATTATGAATTTGAATCATTTATAATAACAGCCTCACTTAAAATCTTGTTTCTTGGTCTATTTAAATATAACTTATAACCTTTATCTTTAAATTCTTTTAACAAGTCTTCATACTGTTTAATACTTGTTTCATTGTCAATAAGTTTAACTTCAAACTCAATTAAAAAAGCTTTAAAATTAATATTATTATCTAATATCTCTCTACAAAAATCAAACCATACACCCTCAATGTCTGCTTTTATAATATCCACTTTTGACATATCATCTGACATTATTGTTTTTAAGTTCTTACAATCTACTTCAATATATGCTGGGTCTTCTCCAAATTGTGGTAAAGGTAAAAGAGAATAACACCTTGACAAATCATTTTTATCATAATAAAATTTCATCTTACCATTGTCTTTGTTATAGGCCAATTGGTGAAAGGTCATATTATTTTTACCTTCAAAATTAGTTTCAAATAATTTTACACTATCGGGTGTAGGATCATAACAATGTATATTCATATTAGGGTTATCTTTTAACATTGATTGTTCCCAACCAACATCTCTATGAACACCTAAAGACAATACATTTTTACCCTCTCTTACAATATTTTCTGGCAACCAATAGTTTTTGTATTGTTTAAAGTTTTGAGGTTGTAAATACTTACCCTCAATTTCTTTCATTTTGTTATATAAGTCTTGTTCATTCATTATTTTTTCTCCAGTATATAATCATTTCTTTCCTGAGCAACTATTTTATAACCTAACTCTTGTAAATAATTTAGTGCTTCGTTTTTTATTCCTTTGTTCCATTTTTCAGCAGAACCATTTTCTTCTACTATAATTAAAGGGCTGTATTTGTTAATAGTATTAACAGCACCTTTTAACACTTTCAATTCGTGTCCTTCAACATCTATTTTTATATAATCAACATCTTCAAAATTAAAACTATCTAAAGTTTTCTGTAATACAATTGAAAAGGCAACACCTTCTCTATTTTCTGCTATAACACCTTTAAAGGCCTTTACATCTGCTTCTTTATCACCTAAAGCATATTGATAGTATTTTACATTATTTGCTTTGTTAAGTATTCTATTTCTATAATCAAACGACTTAACATTATTAAAATCTTTTGACATAGGTCTTGTAAAATCACCATCTCTACATCCCACATCTATAGCAGTTCTAAAGTTTTTTATAAAAGGTTTAGATGTATTGTAAATTTGTAAACATACATCAGCGTTTGTTTTAGCCACGTTTATAATCTCCTTTGTTGTATCCTAACTTTTTAAAGTCTTCTTCAAAATACTTATATACTATTTCTGCTTGTTCGTCTGTATACCCCTTTACAGTTTTATACGTTGACTTTTTTTTATGTTTTGGTTTAATATTATATCCTAATTCTTGTAGATATATCCAAACTTTACCTTCTTCAATTTTAAATGTATGTACTGGTCTATCTGTTTGATTATAAAACCATTTTACTTGACAATCAAAAGCGTTCTTTAATTTGTGTAAATTTGTAAAATCATTTATCTTTTCTTTTGATGTTAATAAATCTACAAAACCTTCAAATTTTAAATCTATCAATTTGTTTCTTCTATCTTCATAAAATTTTTTAGTAGCACCTTTTAATGGCAATTCATCATTTATTCTTTTTAAATCCCACTCTATACAAAAATGATAATAACTATAATATCTGTCATAAGGATTTCTTACAGTAACAAAGTATTCATCAGCTGTTAATCCTAAATCTATGTTTTCTTTTATTGTTTTATGGGCGCCTACATCTTTTAGTCTGTGTCCTATATTATTAGTTTGTTTTAATGACTCTGCTATAGATGAACCTCCACATTTAGGTGGGTGAATAAAAATAATGTTATGATTTTTTAATTTAAAACTCATTGTTTATATACTTATATGCAAAACCAGACTTCATTTCTGATAATGTAAATTGTGAACCTAATAATGTGGCCATCCATCTTTCTCTATCAGGCCTAATTGGATTTTCTATTTTATCTAATTGATCTAATAATAAACTAACAGGAGCTGCTGGTGAATATTCACTACAAAAACTTGGTACGCCTTCTCTAACAGCGTGAGAGGCACACATTGAATGAAAAGATACAATAGCGTGACATTTTCTTAAATCATTTTGTAATGGATTATCTTTATCAACTCTATCACCAAACTTAACACCATTTTTATATTTGTATCTTACTCTTATCGGCCTGTCAGTATATTTTTTAATTTCTTTTACTATATCTTTAACCCATTGTTCTTCATCTATATCATACCATTTAGCTGTGTGATAACTAGGTGGTACTACTAAAATATGGTCACCTGATTTCTTCCATTTTTTTAATTGAATTTCATTTCTGGATGTGTTTAATAGTTTGTTATATCTATCTAAATGTTTTTGATTATCGCTAATTTTATTTGTTTGTACATCATTTACATTTATACGATACCATTGGTCTCCAAAATCATTATGATTTTTATAATCTGTACAGTAAAAATAAGGTTGGTCAAAATAATACCATCTGTTTGTTTTCATATATGGTTTTAATTTTTCTGCACCTCTAATTAGTCCTTGAAAACAAAACTCTACATCATTATTCATTTCAAAATCAGGCCAAGAATAATTATAAAATTCTTCTCCCTCATTTTCAATGTTTTTAAATATTTTGACTTGATGTCCTGAATTATTGGCAAAAGCTTCTAAAAATTTAAATGAAGCATTTTTAGTCTGAAAAACAAATATCATAACCAACCTTTTGTATATAATAACTATCTACAATATCAGATACAGGATTACCAACTTTTTCTGTATCAAATATTTTTTTTAAATCAATCTTTGTTTCTTTTAAAAAGGACTCATACATCATATCTTTATCAGCATTACCTTTACCTGTAGCACTTTTTTTAATTACACTTGGAACTAGTGTTTCATAATCAACACCAAACTCTTGTAACCTATACTTTAATATACCACAGTTTTCGGCTATTTGAAAAATACCTCTACCTTTAGAACCAAAGGAGTAACCTTCTATAAAAATT